GGGCCCGGTACACCTGAAGGGGAACACCATGATCGCAAGCAACTACCGCAAATTTCCTGAAGCTCTGGCGCTGCAGATGCCTTTGCAGTTCGGGCGCTTGCTGGTGTGGGCTACGTCGCGGCCGACGACGCGGCTGCTGCGGGCGATCAGGGCAGAGCGTGGCGCAGCTTTCAAGGCAGCGGGCCGAGTAGCCTATCCAGTGCGCAAGACCACGCCGAGCTGGGCGCGTGAGCTGGCGAAGAAAGTGCGCGACCTGGGCAAGCTGGTGAAGGCTGCGCAGGTGGCGCTGGTGTTCTCTGAGCCGGTGAAGCGCAAGGGCTTCGGCGGACATATCGACCGCATACTGGCGATCCGCCCGCTGGCCCGCTGCCCTATCGTAGTCAGCGCGTGAATTGTCATGGCCAGATCCGTTTTCGCGACATTTGGAAGGCTGTGCTAGCTTTGGAGGCATGAACACCAGAGCATTTGAAGAGGCGCTGCAGCGCCAAGCAATTTTCGAAATTGCAGTTGCACTGATCGTGCTGATAGCACTGTTTTGGGCGACGTATTGGGTTATCAAAGCAGGAGTGCGAGACGGCATCATTGAAGCTGGCCCAAGAACTCGCACACACGAAAAACCGGCGGCGCCACCCGGCTACCGGTGGGCACTCGTGAAAGAGACAGCGCAAACAGAAGACATCCGCGCAGACTGACTCATTGCGTCAGGCTTGAACGTACTTGGGCATTCCGTGCAGCAAGGCCCTGCAGGTATTGGCTTTGCGGAGGCTCAGGGCGTGCAGCAGGCATTGGAACTGGAACAGTGCGTACCGGCTCTGCCTGGGTAACCTGCTGGGCCATCTGTGGCGGGTTGCGAGGCTGCTGTGTGTCCGCAGGTGGTGCGGACTTCCAGTCCATGAAGAAGCCACGCTTAACGACCTGGAGGCAGGTTTGCACGCTGACCTGCATCAGCGTGGCCTGCTGGGTGTAGCACTCGCAGCGCGGGCCCATGTGCACGCAAGCGGCAGGGTATGGCGCGACAGTAGGCGCGGTGACTTGATCGTAGGCCGGCGCAGTGTGCGGAAAGTCTTTGAGCCGTGGCGTGCGGGCCGCTAGATATTCGTCCAGGCTTGCAGGCTCAGCGCTTGTGCGACCGCTGGGGCTGATGGCCTGCTTTGCGGGGGCAGCGGCAGAGGGGACGGAGGGGAGCGATGCTGCGACACCGGAGGCGCCGCCCTTGAACGTCATGTTGTACAGCTGATGGCCGACGAACCCCACGCAACCGAGCGCCAGAACCAGCGCACCGACGCCCTTCCAGACCTTGAGCGGTATCCCGGTTTTGCGGGTGTCCATGCTAGTGGACGTGTACCAGTCGAAAGCCTCGCGCGGCCATTTGCGGCTGGTCACTTCGCCGTTCTTGCCTGAACCGTCTTTCTGTGGCTGATCATTCACCGCAGACCACTTCAATTCGTTGCTGGCATCGCCCAACATTGAGGCCTTGAAGTGCCGATGCCACGCTGGTGCAGCGATCAAGCGACGGACAAAGCTATCGATGTTGAGTGGGTGCTGTGTGATGAAGAAGAAGTCAAAGCCGCGTTTGCGGTTGTCCTGCGCGAGCGCTCCAATCCATGCAGGAGGCTGCCCAGTCGCGCGAGTGGGCATGACCTTTTGGCACTCATCGACGATGCAGATGGAGCCATCTGGCAGCGACTCCCAATCCTTCGGCTCGAATTCCTTCCAACCGAAATCGAGCAGGGGTTGCTTTGCAGCGAAGCCCCAGAAGAACACAGGCCGACCGGTCTTCACCTGGAGCTGACGAACGTCCCAGATGGTCATGAGCGTTTTGCCCGCGCCGTTGCCGCCTGTGGTCAAGTACAGGTAACCGAGCTGATAGCGAAGGGAGCGCATCATTTGACCACCAAGCGTTTGATACTGCCGCCAGCGCCACCGGTCAGACCTTGCAGCGCCATACGAGCAGTCAAGGCACTGAGAAGGATGGAGAGGAACTCACCAACGCCCATGGCCGAGAGCATGCCGACGACCTCAACGGGCAAAGCGGAGAGCGCTGAGACAGCATTGCTCTTAGCCCAGGTGAGGGTGGTGGACACACCGGTGAACGTTACAACGCTCATGCCGAGAGCGATCAGCACGCGGCCAACCAATGTCCCGGCTATGTTGATTAGCGCCCCCATGAGCGCCGCAATAAATGCTGGCATGGACTACCCCCTGTAGCGAATCAAAACGATAACAAGCGCCAACAAAGCAAACACAGGAATAAGCGCAGGCATGGGCTACCCCCTAAAGACAATGAGAACCCACATCAACGCGCCGAAAGCAAGCAGTGCAAGGCGCAGCGTTGCAAGGTGCGGGCATATCTGACTGATTGGCAGTAAAACGGTCTGGCCGAGTACGTCCACAGGCAAATCAGATATGCAGGTGCCGGGGCCGAGAGCGTTTGACGAGTCATACATGCTCTGACCGAAAGCGATGGTTTCATTGCCTGGAAGATCGGCAGTGCGCTTGCCCGTTTTGGACTTTTCAGCGTCGTAGAGCTGGGACTCTGGCGTCTGATCGTCGAACAGCTTGCAGGCCCTGCGGTGCTGCTCCTGAGCCATTGCGCACTGAATGGCGTCACCTTCACAGGTGAAACCAGCACCGCAGGAACCGCCGAATGACGAACCGTCATCTTTGCCGTCTTTGCAGAGCTTGGAGGACGGGTTTTCCTGGCAGAAACCCGGCTTTGAGGTTGTGGAGGTTGACGTAGTAGTGGTCGTTGTCGTAGCGCCTGTGCTGTTATTGCGGCGCGTTGTCGTCGTCGTGGTGGTCGTCGTGCACTTGTCGCCCTCACAGTTCGTAGAGCGATCAACGCGGCGTGTGGTGGTCTCGGTGCCGTCGTTAGTCTCGGTCTCATCTGAACCACCATCGGCGCCGCTATTGGGTACCTTGTTTATGCAGACCTCGACACCGTTCACGGTGCCGGTATAGCCATTGGGGCATTTCTCTTTCTCTGGAACCTTAGGGGGCGAGTTATTGGGCCCAACATCGCAGGATTGATCGACGGTGGACGAGTCGCCAGCCATTGAAAAGGTGCCCTCGGTGACAGAGGCAGCACCACCGTAATCAAGAAAAGTATCGCGGCTGAATGAAACCTTGCAACCCTTGGACGCGCTATCGAAAGCACCGGGCATGCAGAACTGAGCCCCGTCGGAAACGTTGCCCTGCAGGCGGTAATCCTGGACAAGCGCACCGCCGGGCAAGGTCTGAGAGACAGCGAAGGATGCGCAGCGGTCCCTGTTTTCGTTGCGAGCCTCACAGGCCCCATTGATCTCGGTAAATCCAGTATTACAAGCGCAAGAGCCACCGGATAGCGACGAGTTTGCAGGGCAGCCGGTCCCAATAGCACCCGCACTGAATTGAAAGCCGTCATATGGCCCATAGCCGGGGCAAGCATCCCGGGAATGCCATATCTCAACGCCGGAAGATGTCGGGTTTTTGGAGTACCAATTGAGAGCCTTCGTCACTCCGCCGCCGCAGCTAATAGTGGGCTGATTAGCCTGAGCCTGAGCAACGATCTCGGAAGCGGTGCCCTCAAAGCTGTAGTACTTGTACCGCACGACAGGCTGAATCACAGCAGCCGCATAGAGCGACACGGACCACAGAAGAACTGCAGCGATCAGGCGGTAAACATGAGCCATGCCGCCCCCAGTAATGCAACGATGACCCACAAGCCCATTTCAACCCCTTGACGATGCGCACACCACGTGCACATGGGCAAAGGCCCCGGGTCTGCAGCCCCGAGGACAAGCGGCTATCAGCGCGCGGCGCCGCGAATCCAGCGGAACACGCTGACGGTCACGGAGACCAGCAGGCGGGCATTGCCGATCAGCGCAATCGTGGCCATGGTGCCGAGGATGTAGGCGACGGCTTCGGTCACATCGGGCTGAGTGGGAGCGGTTTGCGCGAAGGCTGGCGCGGAAGCCAGAGCCATTACGGCAGCACCAGCAGCTACGCGCTTGCTGTTCTTGACGTAGCGGGCACCGGCTTGTTTTGCGCGGAGGAACAGAGACATGGGTTACTCACTTTCTTTCGTTGAAGAACCATCGACAAAGATGACCCGATGAAACTCGCGGAATGCGAGGCCAACGGCCCATACCGCCACGATGGCAATGGCGATTGATGCCCCCTCTTCAAGCGTGAGATTGAAGGGGGGGACTGATATCTGATGCACCACCGTGACCGTGCAGGCGGTGGAGCATTCGATGACTGTTGGGTCAGCCACGTGGCATGGCCTTGGAAAGTGCCGCAGCGCGAGTGCGGGCAGTAGCAATACGCTCAGCGCGTTCTTCCCAGGCCATGAAGCGTGCGACGACCCACTCGCCTACGGTCAGGACCACATGCAAAGCAAAGGCGCCAGCAAGGCCCGCAAGGAAGCCGAGGCAAATCACGCCAAGTGCAAAGTGTGAAAGTTGCTGCTCAGTGATGAGCGAAGGATCAAATTGCATGAGTTGGCTCCTGCTTTTTGTAGAGGTCATCCAGGTCGATGACCTGGGGGCGGTGGAATGGCTCGGTGTGGTCCTCGATAAGCTGCACGCAGGTTTCGAGGTCTTCCACAATGGCGGCTTCGCAGAGCAACATGACCCATTCCGGTTGACCGTCCTCGAAAGACGGCGCGAGGAAAGCGCCTGTTGTGCGGGACTGGATCACGTTGCGCATGGGGTACCTTTGGGCCTTAAGCGGCCTTGGCCTGGGCGGCGGGTTTGATGGCAAGCAGCGTGAGCTTTGTGCTGTTGTCGGCACCGGCCACGATGTCGAATTCGCAATCGCACATCACACCGCCGATGGGCCAAGAGTTCTTGAGGTGTTCCCACTTCTTGAACTCGGTGGAGTCGCCCAGCTTGAACGGGCGAGTAACTACGCCGATGCTTTCACCGCTGGAGGACTGCGCAATGTCCACCGAAAGGTGGAAGGTGGTGGAGTCGAAGGCGCGGCCCTCATAGTCGCCCTTGGATTGCTTGAGGCCGTGCAGCACGGCTTTGCTGGTCATCTTCATGGTTGGTCTTTCGTGGCCTGGGTTAGTGGGCGTAAGCGGTGTGGCCAGCACCGGAGCCCGAGATTTTTTTGAACATCTGCTGATAGATGCGCTCGACTTCGGAGCGCTTGAACTTAGACAGCCGACCGGGCAGCTCTGCGCAGTTCTCGATGAATTGCATGAGGGTTTCACGGTCCATGTAGAGGAACGCGAGTGCGGCTGACTTGCCAGCGGTGGAGAAGAACCAACGGGCGTTGCGCGTGCACTCGGCCATAAGGGTTTCGAGCGGAAGGCGCGGCTCTGTTTTGATGGGCTCAGGCGATGCAATGGCGCCGTGTTCGGCCAACATCAGGGCATGCCAATCGCTGGCACCTGCGAAGAAGTCGGCGGGCCTGCGGAGAATGTCCGTAGGGAGCAGGCGCTTTTGGTTTCCATAGCGCAACTCGATGCGCTGCCAGCCGGTGGCATCCTGTTTGCCGTAGAGCTGCACGCCCTTGTCATAGACGTTGGTTTGCTTGCCTGCAGCCTTGCTGCCGAAGTAGAAGGAGCGACCCACACCACCAGCACGCCATGCGCCAACGCAGTTGTGTTCGGGCCGGTGGCCGTAGTGGTCCATGGCACCGGCGTCGTAGTCGCTGGCAACGCGGTCCATACCACCGCTGATGCCATCGAAGAAGTCCAAGGCCAAATCGCAGCGCGTGACCAGGGCGCGGTGTTCGTCCATGTAGTCGGCCATGCGTGGTGCCCAGCCTGGGGCAGCAAATGTGCAGGCGACGCCGTACAGGTTGCAATGGATGGTCTTTGACTGGGCGCGTTGGCGTGGGCTTTCGCCGGAGGCGAGGAAGCCGACCCAGCCGCATTCATTGCCTGCGCGCAGGATGCTCCAGCGGTGGCGGTAGAAGTCGTGCCCCTTCTTCATTTCGGGGTCCACGGTGAAGCCTTCACCGAGGATTTCGCAGACGTTGTTGGCAAGCTCCAGCGCTTGTGTGCTGGCGGCAAAGTCCGGGTCTGGAATGTCGCGCAGCAGGTGGCAGAGCTTGGCGCGACGGCGGTCGTCCTCGCTCAGTTGATGCTCTGACCGGAGGTCGAATTCCGACGCCTGGGCGGGCGGGAAAAGATGCTCAACCGTGGGGATGGGAGCGAACCGCAGATTGACGGTGAAGCGGAGCCAATCGACATGAACGGGCGAGCCGGTTTGGACGCGCTCGGCTTGCAAACGGAGCTTGACCTCATTGCCCTCTAGAACGAGCGATGTGGGGTGGGTCATGCTGCGCCCCCTGGAAAGTTGTCCCCGTGATTACCATCGGGGACCGAAGCTGTCTGAGGTGCTACGCACCCCCCAAAATTGATAGCAGAAGGCGCTACGCGCCCGGCCACTTCCCCGCGGGGCGGGGCCCCTTCTGCCGTGCGCTGCGCCGCCAGTGCACCAATGCGGCGGGCGTGGTCTTCAAGGGGGCGATTGGGGAAAAGGTCAAGGAAGGCCGCGATGTGCAGCCACTGCGACAGGTTGCACGGGCGGGTCACTCTTGCGCTCCAGTCGTGGGCCGAGCCAATCTCAAGGCAAACGAAACAACGGCCAATAGAGCAAAGACAGCGACAAAAACCAGCATTGCGCAGCCGAGAACGAAATGAGCGAGGTTCAAGGCCTCTACAGCTTGATAGCTCATACCGAGTGCCCCTTGATCTCGATACGCGACCAGCGCAACAAGGAGGTAGAGACCTTGACGTAAGAGCGGGTGCACACCCCCAGCACAGGCGCTGCAGGAGCCGCCACAGCGCGTGCAGCGCCTTTGGTGGCTGGGGGTGGGCGAACGGGACTTGTGGCGGTCATGGCGGCTCCGTGTGAGAATTGTCAAAATGACCACGTAGTCATTTGTATATCAACGAGCCGGAGTGTAGTCAGATGTATATCGATATTGAATTAAATAAATTAATCGATGATGCAACTTTGATAGCTGGAAGCCAGCGAAAGCTAGCCGCGTTGCTCGACATGGAGCACGCAAACTTGGCAAAGATCAAGAAAGGAGAAAGGCCCGCGAACTGGCGAGTTCGGGGCAAGCTGCGCGCGATCCTGGGCGAAGACCCTACGCATGCGTTCATGGCTGCAATGGCAGAAGACCTGCAACAGTCAGAACGCGAAGACGAAAAAAAAGCTGCAGATGGCTTTAAGGCCATGCTTGCAGCTTTTCCTGATGGTTGGCGGAAACGGAGGGATTCGAACCCTCGATGAGGCTCTACACCCCATACTCCCTTAGCAGGGGAGCACCTTCGGCCACTCGGTCACGTTTCCAATCCCACTATTATGCCTCATTTCAGAGGCTGTTCCGCTGGTTGCAGCAGCATAGGTGGTCTGGTCCAAAGTCCTCGCGTACGCCGGGCGCTGATAGCTGGATTCACATTTTTGCCGATTGCCGCCCAGGTTTTGATGTCGACATGGAGGCCATCCGAGCGCGGATGGCTTGTGTGCTGAGCCTGTTGGGC